CCCGTCAATGGAACCTAAAAAGATGTTGCATATCAAAAATATATGTGCTACTGTTCGCACGTGATGGCCTCCATCACACTTTTCGCTACTTGCTGGGCGCACTTTTGAGAACATGCAAAACCTGAATCACTTATTGGACTTTGATCCTGACAATCCACAACCTTATACCCCTGAATTAGAGCGGGTAGCTGAGTCTGACGTCATTTTTGCTAGCGATGCTAACTACCGAGAAGAAATTAGAGCTCGTGCACGTAGCGTAATTGAGATGATGAAGCATGGATTAGTCGTAGAATCAGACGAAGAAGCCCATAGAGTTGCTGCAGACATCCTTGCAGAGCGTGAATCCCTAGTCCCCCACAAAAATAAACCCGATGTGATCCTGCATTTAGAAGCAATCATGACGGAATTCGACCATGAAGTCATAGAAGATGCCACAAGACTGCGAAAAGTCATCACAAACAAGCTCTTATTAGAAGCAAGTACAGCCGAAAAGGCGAGCGAGCGCATCAAAGCGCTTGAATTATTAGGAAAAATCAGTGATGTAGGGCTATTTGCCGAGCGTAGTATCGTAACCATCGAGCATAAAACCACAGAAGAACTGCAAAAAGAGTTCGAAGACACGGTTGCCCTGCTATTAAACCCTGAAACAAACGTATTCGAGATGCAGACTACCCCCGAACCTAAGGAAGTAGACCTGCGAAGTGTCAAAATCAACGTATAAATAATCAAAAATAGAATATAAACGACAAATGATACTAGATGACCTGACACCTGACCAATTAAGAGCGATACACGCTAACTTACACAAGCTACCTCCAGCAAAACAAGAACAGTTTAGGCAACTGCTTGCGGAATTAAAGAAACGCAAAGCCGGTGAGCAGTCGCAACAAAACTTTTTAGACTTTGTTCGGAAGATGTGGCCTCAGTTTATTGCGGGTAGACATCACAAGATCATGGCGGAGAAGTTTGAGGCGGTGGCAAGAGGGGAGATAAAGAGACTAGCGATAAGCCTACCCCCACGGCATACCAAATCAGAGTTCGCGTCATACCTTTTACCAGCGTGGTTCCTAGGCAACTACCCACATAAAAAGATTATGCAGTCATCCCACACCACTGAGCTGGCCGTTAACTTCGGTCGTAAAGTGCGTAACTTAATTGATAGTGATACATACAAAGAGGTGTTTCCGAATGTTGAGTTACAAGCAGATAGTAAGGCGGCTGGGCGATGGGGCACTAACAAGGGTGGGGTATATAACGCTCTTGGTGTCGGATCAGGCGCTGCCGGTATGGGTGCTGACATATTTATCATTGACGACCCACATAATGAGCAGGACATAATTAACGGCAACCTCGATGTGTTCGACAAGGCATGGGAGTGGTATATGTCTGGTCCTCGCCAACGTCTACAACCGGGCGGTGGGATTATCGTGGTGCATACCAGATGGAGTAAGAAAGATTTGATCGGTAGGCTGCTAGACTATGCAGCTAAAAACCCAGATGCTGATCAATGGGAGTATATCGAGTTCCCAGCGATATTCCATGAAGGCATGGAGGACGAGCAGTCCCTCTGGCCTGAGTTTTGGCCACTACCAGAACTTCAAAAGATTCGTGGAACAATCGCGCCACATTTGTGGAACGCTCAGTACATGCAGAACCCCACCTCAAAAGAAGGGGCGATGATAAAAGCCGAGTGGTGGCAAGACTGGGATGAAGAAGACCCTCCGCACTGCGAATATACAATCATGTCACTAGACGCGGCGCAGGAAAAAACGAATCGCTCTGACTTTAATGCCGTCACCGTATGGGGCGTGTTTTATAGGAACAGCGAGGAGACAGGGCTACCTGTAGCAAATATCATACTGTTAAATGCGTGGAAGAAACGCATGGAGTTCCCAGAACTTAAACAGGCAATGATGGAGGAGTACCAAGATTGGCAACCAGATTCATTTATCGTGGAAAAGAAATCTAACGGTGCTGCACTCTATCAAGAGTTCCGATCAATGGGGATACCCGTCTCAGAATTCACGCCTAGCAAGGGGAATGACAAAGTCTCCCGCGTAAACGCAGTTAGTGATATATTTGCCTCAGGAATTGTTTGGGCGCCAAAAGGACGCAGATGGGCTCAGGAAGTTATCGAGGAGTGTTCAGACTTTCCTAATGGTGATCATGATGACCTTGTGGATAGTACCACACAGGCTCTTTTACGCTTTAGAAACGGTGGATTTATACGTCTGCGATCAGACTATGAAGATGAGCCGCAAGAATTTAAACGACACAGAGGGAAAGTTTTTTACGCTTTATAAAGGATAGATTATGGCTGTTAATATGGATAAGGGGCTTTATCAAGCTCCAGTAGGATTAGAGGAACTGGCTGAGCAAGAGCCAGACTTAGAAATTGAGATTGAGGATCCAGAGTCCGTACGTATCGGTATGGATGGACTAGACGTTATTCTTGAACCGGGTGAAGAAACCACAGACGACTTCAATGCTAACTTGGCTGAGTTTATGTCTGACGGCGAACTAGAAACCCTATCATCTGATTTGCTATCAGACTTTGAAGACGACGTTAACTCTCGTAAAGATTGGCTAGATACCTATGTAGACGGTATTGAGCTGTTGGGCATGAAGATTGAGGATAGAACCGAGCCTTGGCCCGGTGCTTGTGCTGTATACCATCCTTTGATGTCAGAAGCGCTTGTGAAGTTCCAAGCAGAAACAATGCAAGAAACCTTCCCAGCATCAGGCCCAGTCAAAACGCAAATCATAGGTAAGCAGACTCAAGAGAAAGAAGATGCGGCGGAACGTGTTAAAGATGACATGAACTACCAGCTGACTGAGAAAATGCCTGAGTATCGTCCTGAGCATGAACGCATGCTGTGGGGTTTGGGCTTATCTGGTAATGCTTTCAAGAAGGTGTACTACGACCCAAGTCTAGAACGACAAGTCGCAATCTATGTACCGGCTGAAGATATCGTGGTGCCATATGGCGCGTCAAGTCTTGAGACCGCTCCTCGTGTTACACACGTAATGAGAAAAACAGAGAATGAACTCAAGAAGTTACAAGTTGCTGGCTTCTATCGTGACGTGGACTTAGGTGAGCCATCCCATACCATTGATGAGATTGAGAAGAAGATCGCGGAGAAAATGGGCTTCAATGCCACTATGGACGACCGCTATAAGATTCTTGAGATGCACGTTGACCTAGACCTAGAGAATGGCGATAGCGAAGACGGTATTGCAGTTCCTTACGTAGTGACCCTTGAGAAGGGTACAGGTGAGATTTTAGCTATTCGCCGTAACTGGGACCCAGAAGATAAAACAAAACAAAAGAGACAACACTTCGTGCATTACGGATACGTGCCGGGTTTTGGCTTCTACTGTTTCGGTTTGATTCACTTAATCGGTGCGTCAGCTAAATCAGGTACGATGATTCTGCGTCAATTAGTCGATGCAGGTACGCTATCTAACTTACCGGGTGGTTTCAAATCCCGTGGCTTACGTGTTAAAGGTGATGATACCCCTATCGCTCCAGCAGAATGGCGTGATGTGGATGTGCCAAGCGGCGCTATCCGCGACAACATTATGCCGTTGCCATATAAAGAGCCTAGCCAAGTATTAATGGCTTTGATGAACCAAGTTATTGAAGAAGCTAAAGCTTTTGCTAATGCAGCTGACCTACAAGTGTCAGATATGTCTGCAAATGCACCTGTTGGAACGACCTTAGCGATTCTCGAACGCACACTGAAGACCATGTCAGCAGTGCAATCACGCATTCACTATGCTATGCGTCAAGAATTTAAGCTTTTAAAGGGTATTATTCGCGATTACACACCTGAAGATTACTCATATGACCCAGTTGATGGGGACAGAAAAGCTAAGCAATCTGACTATGATTTAGTGGAAGTTATCCCTGTTTCAGACCCAAATGCAGCTACAATGAGCCAAAAAGTGGTTCAATATCAAGCGGTTATGCAGATGGCACAGCAATTCCCACAAATCTACGATGTAGTTGAGCTAAACAAACAGATGCTTGAAGTGTTAGGTATCAAGAACATTGGCAAACTAATCCCAGCTGCGGAAGAAGAAAAGCCAAAAGATCCTGTTACAGAGAACATGGCTATTATCAATGGCAAACCAGTCAAAGCATTCCTGTATCAAGACCACCAAGCACACATCCAAGTGCATATGGCTGCGATGCAAGATCCAAAGATTATGCAGATGGTTGGACAAAACCCACAAGCTCAGGCTATCCAAGCTGCAGCTATGGCACACATCAACGAACACATCGCGTTTGAGTATCGTAAACAAATCGAGCAACGTCTTGGCGTTCCAATGTCTGATCCAGAGGTTCCATTACCACCAGAAGCAGAGGCTCAAATCTCTCCATTGTTGGCTCAAGCTGCTCAACAGTTATTGCAACAAAATCAAGCAGAAGCTGCACAGCAACAAGCAGAACAAATGCAACAAGATCCGATTGTTCAAATGCAACAAAAAGAAATTGAGATTAAAGAACGTGAAGTTGCAATTAAAGAACAAAAAGCTCAAGCAGATATTGAGAATGAAAGACGCAGACTTGACATTGAGGCTTCTAGAATTGAATCCACTGAACGCGTTGCTGGAGCCAATATTGGATCTAAAGCCGTACTAGAAAACAAGAAAATTGAAATGAATCAAGTGCTTAAAGGCGCAGAACTTGGTGCTCGTGCAGTAAGTGAATCACAAGCAAGAGAGCAAAAAGCTCGAGAAGCCGCCAATAGGCAAAGACCAACTACAACTGAGGAGTAATAAATGGACGACACGCTAGAATACTTAATGTCACAAATTGAGGAACGGCGCAAAGGAATGATTGAGTCGATGGGTGATGGTGCACCAAAGACATTTGAAGAATATAAATATGCAGTGGGATTCGTACGGGGTCTTCTCACTGCACAAAGCATCATAGCCGACCTCGCAAAACGTATGGAGAACTCAGATGAGTGAAATCGCAACATTTGATAAGACGCTTGTAGATTCAACGGGCCGACCTATCAATATACCAAAGTTAGATGAAGTAGAAGTTGAAGATATCCCAATAGAACAACGTGGCTTACAGTTACCTGAACCAAAAGGATATCGTATTCTTTGTGCAGTCCCAGAAGTAGAAGAAACTTTTGAAAGCGGGATTGTGAAAGCAGATACAACTAAAAACATTGAAGAACATTCAACCGTTGTGTTGTTTGTGCTCAAAATGGGTGACTTAGCATATAAAGATGAGAATCGTTTCCCGACAGGCGCATGGTGCCAAGAAGGTGACTTTGTCATTACACGTGCTTATTCAGGCACCCGCATTAAGATTCACGGACGTGAGTTCCGCATTATTAACGATGATACTGTCGAGGCCGTAGTACAAGACCCACGTGGTATCAAACGCGCTTAGGAGATAAGACATGGCAGCACAAGAATTTGAAGGGCAAGAATTTGAATTTCCTGATGAACGGGAAATTACCCCTGTAGGTAAAGCTACAGAAGCTAAAGAAGTTTCCATCGATATTGATGAAGATGGTGATGTCGAAGTAGATATCATAGATGATACGCCAGAGTCTGATAGAGGCCGTGAACCACTACCAAAAGAACTGGTAGACGAACTTGAGAAGGATGATCTAACTGATTACTCCGAGCGTGTTAAAGAACGCATGTCTCAATTACGTAAAGTTTATCATGATGAGCGCCGCGAGAAAGAATCCGCTGCTAGGGAACGTGAAGAAGCTATTAAGTTTGCAAAAGCTTTAGCTGAAGAAAACAAACGTTTGAAGTCTACACTGTCCTCTGGTGAAGAAACATATATCCAAGTTGCTCGTCAAGCTGCAGAAAATCAACTAAATCTTGCTAAGCGTGAGTATCGTGAGGCATATGATACAGGTGATACAGAACGAATTGTGGAAGCGCAACAGAGACTTAATGAAGCGCAATTAAGACACATGCAGGCTAATAATTACCAACCACAGTATCAAAATGCTTTACAAGAGCAAGAAAATCAGGTATATATACAAGAAGAACGGTTCCAGCCGCCGCCAGTTGACCGAAAGGCACAAAATTGGCAGGCTAAAAATGAGTGGTTTGGTTCTGATGCGGAAATGACTAGTTTGGCTTTGGGACTGCATCAAAAGCTAGTGCAATCAGGTATAGACCCCACTTCTGATGATTATTACCATCGTATAGATAATACGATGCGCAAACGTTTCCCCGAATATTTCGGGACTGATTCGCTGGACGAGGACAAACCCGCCCAACGCACTAAAACCACGGTTGTTGCACCGGTCACGCGTAGTACCGCGCCTAAAAAAGTACACTTAACTAGGTCTGCTTCAGCATTAGCTAAGAAGCTTGGTTTAACACCGGAACAATATGCTCGTGAACTTATGAAATTGGAGACAAAATAATGGCTGATCAACAAAACAGAAATACTCGTGAGTTAGAAACTCGTGACACGTTTCAACGTGCCACACATTGGGCACCTGCTTCGGCACTGCCTGAAGTAGCTCCAGAACCCGGTTGGAAACATCGCTGGATTCGAACAAGTATGCTGGGACAGGCTGATCCCACTAATGTCGCCAAAAGAATGCGTGAGGGATGGGAACCCGTGAAACTCTCGGATCACCCTGAACTACAACTGTACGTATCTGCTAACGGTAGAATTCCAGATTCTATTGAGATTGGTGGATTAATACTATGTAAAACACCAGAGGAGTTCGTTGACCAACGTAATACTTATTACAATCAACAAACTCAATCACAGACTGAAGCCGTTGATAGCAGCTTCATGAAAGAGAACGATGCACGTATGCCTCTGTTTGCACAGAAGAAATCATCCGTGTCAAAGTTCGGTAAAGGTTAAATAATCAAGGAGATAAACTATGGCTACTACAGCAGCCCCATATGGTTTACGTCCTATTAACTTGATTGGTGGTCAGCAATTCGCTGGCTCCACACGTCAATTAAAGATTGCTAGCGGTTATGCTGCTAACATTTTCTTCGGTGACGTTGTGGCAATCGGTGTAGACGGAACTATTGTTAAAGTAACAAACGTAGGTACAAACGCAGATCCATTCCCAGCTGGTACAGTTGGTGTGTTCTTGGGTTGTACATACACAGATCCAAGCTTGAAATACAAGCTGAATTCCCAATACTGGCCTACAGGTACTGTAGCATCTGATGCTATGGCATATGTATGCGATGATCCAGACACATTGTTCCAAATCCAAGCAGACGATGCTGTGACTCAAACAATGTTGGGTTCTAACTTCGGTGTGAATCAAACAGCTGGCTCTACAACTACTGGTGATTCAAAAATTTCTTTAGATGTGGGTACACGTGCTACAACTTCTACAATCGCATTGCGCTTGGTTGACTTTGTAAACGGCCCATTCTCTACTGTTGGTGATGCATATACAGATTGCATCGTTAAGTTTAACTTTGGTATCCATAGCTACTACAATGGTACCGGTGTGGCCGACTAAGGAGAATAAATTATGGCTATTTCACGCGCACAGCTACTAAAAGAGTTGTTACCGGGTTTGAACGCATTGTTCGGCTTGGAATATGCTCGTTATGGTGAAGAACATAAAGAAGTTTACGAAACAGAAACTTCCGAACGTTCCTTCGAAGAAGAAACAAAATTGTCTGGCTTCTCCGCAGCTCCTGTTAAAAACGAAGGCAATGCCATCGCTTACGACAATGCTCAAGAAGCTTGGACAGCTCGCTATACCCACGAAACAATCGCTTTGGGCTTCAGCTTGACTGAAGAAGCAGTGGAAGATAACTTGTATGACACGTTGTCTGGTCGCTACACCAAAGCTTTGGCTCGTGCTATGGCATACACAAAACAAGTTAAGGCTGCTAACGTTTTGAACAACGGCTTCAGCGCTTCCTATCCCGGTGGCGATGGTGTTGCATTGTTCTCAGCTTCTCACCCACTTGTTACTGGTGGCACAAACAGCAACATTCCAGCTGTAGCAACTGACTTGAACGAAACCGCATTGGAAAATGCAGTTATTCAAATCGCTGCTTGGACTGACGAACGTGGTCTGTTGATCGCTGCTAAACCCCGTAAATTGGTTATCCCACCATCATTGCAATTCGTTGCAACTCGTTTGTTGGAAACTGAATTACGCGTTGGTACTGCTGATAACGACATCAACGCTATCAAGAACAATGGTTCTATCCCAGAAGGTTACACTGTAAACCACTGGTTAACAGACCCAGATGCATGGTTCTTGACAACTGATGTTCCAAACGGCATGAAACACTTCGTGCGTACTCCTTTGGCTACTTCCATGGACGGCGACTTCGATACCGGTAACGTACGTTACAAGGCTCGTGAGCGTTATTCCTTCGGTTGGTCAGATCCTCTCGGTATGTACGGTTCCCAAGGTGCTTAATTAGCGACTTGGTTACAGTAAGGGGCTCCTAGTGGGCCCCTTTTTTATTGGAGATACTATGAAAGATTTATTTGAATTTGTATTGTATCTAGCAGGGGGAGTTTTATTTGGAGCTTTCCTTATTTTATTAGCTGCCGTATCGGGGCGATTATGAACTTAATGGACTGGTGTATATTCTTATTCTTCTGGGTAGCACTTATTTGTGGAATGGTATCTTTGCTATTAGCAGGTGAGTATATCTTTAGTATTTATTAATGATTATCTTGATGGTTTAGTTTATTTTTAGGCGTATAAATATACTCATGGTTTACTTGTGTGGAATTTTTCAAACTTTATTACAAGCAATCCATTTTGTTTATCACAAATTACAGGAGAAATATTATGTGGACAAAACCAGCTGCAACAGAGATGCGCTTCGGCTTCGAAGTAACAATGTACGTAATGAACAAGTAATAGACTGGGTTACAGACTGTTACTAACCCCACTTCGGTGGGGTTTTTGTTAACATGACCACATAAACGTGTTAATTTTTTCGAATTTTGTTAACATATAAATGAATACTGCGGCTGTAGAGAACCGGAATCTTGCTAGTCTCATAAGCTAGAGATAGGTGGTTCAATTCCACCCGCCGCAACCATTTTGGGGGTTAAGCCGACACTAGAGGATGTAGCAAGTAACGCTTTTTTCGGCTTTCTGCGTTACACGTAGTAGCTACCAAATCTACTCCAATCCTTTAGCTTCTTCCCAGTGATGTTTTCTATGGCAGTTCGAGCA